GTGCCGCAGGCTTCCTCCTCTTGCGGGAAGAGCGTCGCGTAAGCGGCGCTCCTCCTCGTTCGAGGGCGGAGGGTCTGCGGGCTCCCGGAATGAAGGTGAGGGTTGTCGGCGTGCCAGACGCCTTGACCTTCATCGAGGGAAGCTGGATTCGGATGAGTGCCCACCTTTTGGCCCCAGGCCATTGGGTGGTCTCGTCCGGTCCAGACGGGTGCCCCGGAGGTCTTCAGTATCGCGTCGGGACTCAGTTCCACTCCGTCGACTTGTCGAAAGCAACAGACGGACTGAGCCACGATGCGATAAAGGTAGTCATCAACGGGCTTGCCTCTCGGGGGCTCATCCGTCCTGCGGATGTGCCTCTCGCCGAGAGGAGCCTTGGCGTTGGACCGGCAACGATCTGGCGGTATGGAGACCGCGAGACCGTTGCCAGACGGGGAAGTCCGATGGGCACGCCTCTGTCCTTCGTTGTTCTTTCTTGGGTGAACGCCTGGGCCAGCCAGGCGTTCGATTCGGCAAGGCATCATGGCGACGACTGCGCGGGTCGTTCCTCGCTCTCTGACTCCACAGAGCAGCTGAGGGACTACTCGATCGCGGTCGGCGCCGTTGGTGCCGAGCTGAATCACCAAAAGACCTTCACATCGTCGTCCTGGACGATGTGTGAGGTTCTCTCGGTCCCAACAAAGAAAACGAAGAGCGGAATGGTGGTCTTCGTTGCTCCTCCTTGTCCGCCGCCGGGTCTGAAGGCTCCGGTGGCGGCTGAGTCCCGGTGTGGTAGCCGGTACCTCAAGCGACAAGAAAGGGTAATGAAGACCCTCTTCCCGTGGGTAATCAAGGACGCCCGTCTCCGCCTTCCGGTGGAGATCGGTGGTCTTGGTTACCTCGGGAGAGGCCTTAACTGCAGCAAGGGCCTTCGGGCACGGCTGGGAGCTCTCGTCTCGCGAGAGCCGACAGTCGCGCTTTCGACCAAGCTGCAAGCTAAGGCACCATTCCGAGAGGCGGGCCTCTACCCCCGTCCCTGGGTACAGTCTGTCGAGCCTCGCGAGTATTGGGCTGCCAAGCGCGCTGTTGCGTCTTGGGGTCCCTTTACGAGCGAGACTGGAGAGACTGTGCCGCTCCGGAGCCTTGTCATCTTCGAGTCGATGCTTGTTGAAAGCGAGCTTCGATCTCGGAAGGAAGGCCAGATCCGGAGACGCAGGGATGGGGGTAGACCCGAGCGGACCAAATCTGGTGCCGTCTTCCGCTCCTTGAGTGTCCGTCCTGCCAAACCTCTTACGAAGTTCGGGGGGATCGCGGCGCTCAAGAAGTGGACCGACAAGGTTAAAGCCTTGTCGGTGACGGTACCAGAAGACATAGCCTCC